GATGAAGGCAAAATTAAAAATGAGTCCGGTACAATACCGAACCCATTTTGAGAAAGTTGCCTAATGAAATAACCGTGTCTAACTTTTAGGGGTCACTTCACAATGGAAAGGCGGTTTATTTTGTTATTTATCAAGTAACTTTAAATTATCCATTACCATTGCAAATTGCGCTCGTGTTAGTTTGTCATCTGGACCAAAATTGCCGTCTGGATAACCAACCATTACACCCTTTTCGATAGCTTTCTTAACGGATTTTTCTGCCCAATGACCTTCATAATCTTTCTTTTTATCCACTGGTTTTACCTCCTTCTTATCTTCCACAATCAATTGCACCTTCAATTTACTATTAGATGGAACAATAACTTGCCCTTCCAACTTATACCCTTTTGGCGGTACCCAATTTGCTTTCACCTCAAAATGTGGACGGTCCATGTTGTTTATCCACGTACCACCCCAAGTAATTCCTAACTTTTTAGCGATTGCTCCAACTTTATTTAATGTTGCGACATCGTATAAAGATTGTGGAGGGGCTACTGCAATATCCCAAGCAAGTTTTGATTTATGCTTACTAGATTGTGTCCATGTAACAATTTGCCCTGGCCTAGTTCGCCCTTGCTCATATAGATAGTTTTGTCGTTCCTGCGATCGGTAGGTTTCCGTAATGAAAATATTTGTGATTCCTGCTTTGTAACATTCTTGGAATAGTAAGCGACATGCTAATTGTGCAGCTGCAGTTAGTTCGTTTAAATCACGGCAAATTGTAGTTACAGAAGTCATTTCTGTTCAACCTCCTCTAATCCGGTTTTTTCTTTAACAATCTTCAATAAATTTTTTACAAACGGCGGCATTGGTGCTCCCATTTTAACGCCATTCTCCGAAATACTAATAAATTCAATTGCAATATAAGCAAACGCCACGCCATCTCCGATATAACCACCGAAAATGTCAAACTCCGCATAATGATTAGCGGCAAATTCTAATGTATATACAACGCCCACCCAAACAAGTACGTATAACTTTCGTATAAACCCAGTCCAACCGATACGACTATTCAATTCTTTATTGATTCCAGCTGCAACCAACCCCGTTACATAATCTGCAAGCATAAATAAAATGAGGATGGACACTGCCACCCCCACTAGATCGAACATATATGAAACAATTGCTCCCAAACCTCCTGTAACTACTGCTATTTTATTTTCCAATACAAACACCTGCCCATAAAAGATAGCACTGCTCGGCACAGTGCGTTTCTAGCAACATAAAGAAAACCCCACCTAAGTTGGTGAGGTTAAAAATAAAATTAATTTAATTGTTGGATCCAAATGTTACTGAAAGATCCTCAACGTTACCTGCAATTGTTGAAGTAAATATTACATTACTATCCAAAGAAGTCACAGTATAATTTGCCACTTGGCCATTTAATTCTGTTGCTACCTTTGATGCTACAGTATCAGTATTATCCCCAGCTGTTACGTTTACATTATATGCGTTATTATTTACATTAACCGTAACAGTTCCATTTGCATCTGCACCGTGTGTAATTGTCATTTCAAGTTTTTCAGTTACCCCGTTAGTACCACCGGATAACGTTACGCTACCCATTGCCGGTGTACTTGTTCCATCACCTGTAACTGTTGCTTCTACAAGTTCTGAAGCAGATGCATGATTATTAACATATTGAACGATAGAATCATTAGTTGCAATTATTGTATTAAGCGCTGGTCCATCACTAGGTTGAGTTACTGTTGGATCAGGAGTTCCGTTTGTTGCTAACGCTATTGAAATAACATCTTTTTTGGGAGTCACCCATGATTCTTCATAAATATATATATTAGTAGGATTTGCAAGCCCACCTCTATTTTGTGAAATTTTTATATTATTCCCATCTGTTCCAGCCTCTTTAGCTGTATACGTAATGCCACCAATTGTACCAGAAGCTTTTGTTGCTTGATCGTTACCCTGAGTGATAGTTCCAACCGTTGCAGTTACACCAGTACTTACTGGAGGTGATGGTGGTGTATTTGGTGGTGTATTCACCGGTGGTATTGTTACAACTTCATCACCACTACTACGATCATTATCATCGCCACTTCCATCATCTTCGAAACGATGTGCAGCATAAGCATAATTAGTAATTAGATCTGTTCTTTTTGTCCCAGCTGGTATTTCTAATTTTGAAATTTTCGTACCTTCTTTTACAACTACTCTTGCATCTTGATTAGTAATAATCATTTTTTTTATATTCCCTGTCGTGTTAACTGCTACATCCTTAGATGAAATTACAACATCAGTAATATTACCTTCGCCAACTAGTACGACTTTATGTTGTGCGGTTACTTCAACAACTTCAACGTTTACATTGATTTCAACATTTTCAGCCCCATCAGTAACAATTAACTTCTTTATAACCACACTAGGATTTGCATTGATAATTGTATCTGACGAAATTACAAGCTCTTCAACAATCTCACCTGGTTGGAAAGTAATTATTTTCGTTTCCACTTCATTACTTTCAGCAAAAACTGGAGATGCACTTATTACCATAAGTAAAAACACAACACTCAAAAATGGAATCAACCTTACTGTATTTCTCTTCATTTTCTTCTCCTATCTAGTCATATCGACTTTTTTTCAAAAATATTACTACAAAGGTTCTTACTTCCAAAAATGATAACATAGGCCACTGAACAAATTCTGAACAATTTTGTAAATGGTAGGAAATTTGAAATTTATTTCCCTACTCAGTGGGAGTTTTATAGCACCATCCAACAATTTCTTGTACTAATCTGATAAAGTCTTTCCAGCAGCCATCGAAACCTACACTAAGGTGAATATATACGAAACTATAGCCCCTAATACTTTCGCAATTAATGCTAATTTATTTTCCATATAGCACTACATTTTTCCCATAAAAAATAGCACTGCTTGAAACAGTGCATTTCTAATACATAGTACAAAACATTTTAAAGTTAATTTTTTGAAACACTCATAATTATATTATCAGATGCGATAACAACCATTGATTTGTTGCTGTTTACTTCCACGGTACTAATAATTTTTTCTTCCTTCATTTCGATAGTGGACATATTCAAAACTCCTTTCTTTTCAAATAAATACCTTTTACAACTATGAAAGACAATAACTTACGTTCGCACTTCTGCTACGGGTGTAATCGAAATAACAATATTTTTATTTACAATCGCTCCACCTATATTTACAAATTGGATTTCGCGATTGTTTAATGTTTGTGTGAAACTCGCTGTATCAAACCCTTGTACACCATTTAAATTAATTGTTTGACCATTGTTTAATTGCACTTGATAATTCACTTTTATCATTCTCCTTTATCCAAGTGTTATTTTTCCTAGCAATGCCCCATAGCGGTAAACATTGAGTTTTCCAGTTTCAAGATAAGCAAAACTAAACGGTCCTACTGTACTTGCCGATAAATTTATAACTGTAGCTCCTGAAAAGTCTACTTCACTTCCATAGAAGGATACTCGCGGTGCAGAAATTTCGATATTATCCCAATCTGCAACGATACGAGCGACATTATTAAAGATAATCTGTTTTTCGTTCGAAGCGTATTGATCGCCTAAATAGATATAGTTTCCTACTTTTACGTTATTGAGTGTTTGGATGTCTCCAGAAAAAGTAGCACCTTGACCAAATACTTGACCAACGAAGTTAATTTTGGCTGCACTCATTGTAATGTAACTTGGTGCTTGTTCGATCAGTGAAACAATAGTAGAACCTGTAAAGTCGGTTTGTGACACTTTACTGCTAATTAATCCTGCTTGTTGTGTAATTTGGGATTGCATATTACCAATGGTTGTACTCTGTGCTGAAACTGTGGATTGAATTTGAGATGCAGTAATTTCTAGACTTGAAATATTGCTTTCTAATTCACTTTTTACACTGGTTACTTCCGCTCTAATTGCCGCTGCAGTTTGAGTAATTGTGGAAGACAAATTATTGTTTAAATCGGTTACACTTGATTCAATTGAATTTGCTCGAATTTTAAGAGTAGCGATACTACTTCCGATTTCTTCAACTTCTAATGTAATGCGCTCATTTGTCTGTTCGAATTTTGAACGAGTGACTTTATTATTTTGGTCAATCATTGCTTTTTGAGAAACTAGAATATCCTCAATTTTTTTAACAGTTGATTCGCCAACCGTAACAGTAGAATCGAAATAATTTCGTTTCGTTTTCTTGCTCAAAATACGAGTTTGATATTCTAAATCGATACCCTCATGGATAACCCAAACATAATCGCCAACTTCACCATCTACTTCTACAACCGCTACTTCAATCGCTTCTGGTATTGCACCGGGAATTTGAGTGGCTAAAAAGGTAGTCATTTCCTCCACAGTTGTATAATCATCGGTTTCAATTGGATCTGCTACACGTATTCCAATGCGAGGATGATTGGCTAACGGACTTTTATACGTAATATCAATTGTCCTGTCACTGTTATAACCTCGTATTTGCGTTTTTAATGAACTTGTATCAATACTTTTGCTAATATCGGCAATGTTGTATTTATAGCGATATTGTAAGTCGTTATCCTCACCGATAACTTTTCCAAATTGAACAACTCGACCAGGAAGTATTTTTCTTTCGCATTCAAATATTGAAAGAATTATATTAACAAGCGCTATAACATTGGCATCACCGAAGTTCCGAATCATTGCAGATTGACCATTTAAGTCGCTATCAATGGTGTAAGTCCATCCAGTTCCATTAAATACAAAGGTTAAAAACTCTTCAATGGTATGAGTACCGCCAAAAATACTATCTTGCCGTGTATTTATTAAATCAAAATAGATATGTGTTGCAGTAGCAGATTTACTATTACCATTTTGTTGATACTGTTTAACCTTATATTCTTGGCCATCTTCATCTTCCACAATGACTTCCCAGTCGAGCAGATTGTGACCAACGTTCCCTTGAAAATTAAAAGAGCCAAACGAGATTTGTAAGGTTGGACTTACCCCTGTCAAGTAGACAGCTTTAAAAAGACTAAGCAGCCATCTGGTGTCGATATTCTATCGGTGCCAGATGGTTGAGTC